GAAAAAAGGTCCAATAGCTTTTGCCCGTGGCTAAAGTTCTTGCAGTCCATCCGCAATACCTTCAAACTTAAGCGTATCCAAGAATTTTACAGCTGCACCAGAAATATTATTTAAAGCTCTGGTTAAGCTTTCGCCTTTAAACCCAGAAGCCAGTAAATTAGATAGACCCTCTACAGAAGAATCGGTTTCCCCAGTTATGGCCTGAGCTTACCAAAAGTTGCTCACGCATAAAACCAATGCCCTCACCAGCAAGCATAGCATTAGTCTCTAGTCGACCAAGATCAGATCTTAGTTCTTCAGTACCTTTTGTAACTAAAGCCAAACCAGCTACAATGGAGCAGTAAATTCATGCTCATGCTACTGCCTATACTAGATTAGGCGTTTTGCCAACTTTCTTTAGCCTTCTATCCACGTTTTTCATCTGGGAAGAAAACTGCTTTAAGTCCGCTTTAAATCTTATAGAAATGTTGGCTAAACTACTCATGAAGTGACTTTGTGAATAACTACAAAAATAGAAGTGAACTCGTCTGCTGGACTCCAACATTGTTTCCTTTATGCCACAAAAAAACCCCTCAACGGATTGAGGGGGTTTTCCCGAATTATGAAAAAAACAACAAACTAAAATTTTATTCTTTACTTTTCTTTGCCTCATCTATCTTAGACCACAATTCTTTAGGATCTATTTTTTTGAGACTTTTTTAATTTTGAATTATCCCAGGCTAAAGGATAGAGATCATGCATAGATTTCTTTTTATGCTTCTTATCTAAGTGCGGAGAAAGAACAGTGACTATAAGTTCCCGGTGCATTTCCCATCGCTCCTTAAATAGATTTTCCTCATAACGCTCAAAGCCTTTTATTTTATTCTTAAAGGCTCTAGGAGTAGTCTGGTAGAAATCATCCTCACGCATTTGTAAAATACCAAAGGCAATTTCTTCCAGTTCATCCCATGTTATTTCTTTGCTTTCGGTTTTTGGAGCTTTCTTCTGGCTCACCTTTTTTTTTCCGTTTTCTGCGCCTGGAATGCTTTTCATGAAAGCATCGACCACCGTTTGTAATTTACCAGAATCCTGAAAGACTAAATCATTTAAGATGTCATCTGTATTCAAAGACTCGCCACCAGCATTTATAACACCAGCATTTACAAGATCTCCTATTTTTTCCAAGGCATCAAATTTGGGATCTGCACTTATATTGCTAAAGGTTTTTTCAAATACCTTAATCACACCTTGGATTCCTTCTTGCTCCCAAAGCACACCAAGGATGGTCTAAAAGCCCCATAGCCAAACTTTATAGGGTGAGATACACCCTCTATCGTGATTGATGTCATAAGCTTATAATGGGAGATTTTACTTTCTCTAATTTCTTAGATCCAGAAAAGGATATAGAAGCTGTACCATCTTCTTCTACTGCTAGATTAAGTTCTAAACTTTCGATAATACATTCCCCTTTAAACATAAAAGATGCATCACCTTCTGAGGGTACAAATTCAATAGGGATAGCCACATCAGTATCATCATTATACAAATCGAACAAGGCTCCAAAATCGTGAGTATCTGCACCATCCGAAGCAAAAACCGCCAATGCTGATGCAGAACCGCTGAAAGACTTCTGGCCTTTAGCCCTTTCTACACCATCTGTGTCTTTTGTAGATCGCTCTCTGATTTCTCTTGTAAGAGTTACGCTACATTCTGTAGAATGATATACTGTTTTTTCGTCTAAGGTCATCCTTAGGTTACCATTCATTACTTTTCTCCGGCCATAAATTTCTAAGATTTTAAAAATTTAAATTCATAATTAATTGTGCAAAGACCTTCACGGCCATCGCTGTAGTTGTAACCTGTCTCGTTTCCACGAAACTTCCAGTTGTAACTTGATTCTTTTATTGCAGTTTCAATCGCATCTACTATTGTAGCTCCTTGATTTAAAGACTTGGCGAATACAAAAATGTCTACTGCATATTGCGCACTTCCATCTTTTGTGATTGGTCCAGTATTGCTTAATTTAAATTGACAAAAGGGAGTTCTTTTTCTGTTGTGGCTAGATCCCAAATCATTAGCATCTATCACATCTTTAATTGCTTGCAAACTCATCACTTCATTTACATGTTTTGCTGCTTCAATAATCATGAGCTTAGTTTATCAATTTGTTTTTGTATAAATTTTTTGCATTTGCTTTTCGTACTTAGCAGTAGTTAAAGAATTACGCTGTGAGATTTACTCTATCTCTAGCCTTGTCCACTACTGTGTTAATCATTTTTCTAGACCCAGGTTTGTTAGATCCAATTTCGGTTCCTTTTTGCTACAACCATGTGCCGGTAGTAACCGCCTTTTTTCCTTTTGTAGAAGGGCGAACTACTACTTGTGGATTACCTCCTACTTTACGAGCCGGAACAGTTTCTACAGAAACAGACTCCTTAAGCTTACCAGCCTTGTAATTGCTTTCAGAATTTTTTTATAACTCTATTGCTTAATGGCAGTTCATCTCTATAAACCCTTACCAATGGTTTTGCTAGTTTTCTTTGTATCTTAAGCACTTCGCGCCTTGTCATTTTATCGTCTAGCTTTTTCAGCTTTCGATTGAGCTCCGAAAATCCTTTTACATCAATGTCCACGTCTTGTGCATTTAAGTTTAAGAAATCTATTTTTTTGTTGGCCAGATAATTCTATGGAGTTGATCTGGTAGATCCCATCAAAGTCCTTAACGAAATACTTTTGTCCATTGACAAACAGATCAGAACTAAACCTTACAATAAAAGCCACCACTCCAATTCCAATGACTCTACCATCGTCATCATCTTCACTTCCTGTAAAATCTTCACGCTTTTGCATACACCACCTCTTTCACCAACTCATCTTCTTGAGTGGATTCTCCGGTGTCGGTTTTTGGTCGCTGTATTTTTGAATAGAGATACTTTTCTATTTAATTGTCCAGCGTGTATGTATGCAGATGAATTCATTAAAATGTTTTTCTATAAGGTCTTAAAACGTTGTGCGCTGCTTGGTTAAATTTAATTGGCATATTTTCCCTGTAGGTGTCGTTGTGAGCAAATAGCAAAAGACAAGCTCTCTTTATGTCCGCAGGAATGTCCTCGAGACTATAACCAAGATCTGCAGTAATAAAGATTCTATAGCCAAAATCTGAAGGGATGTCCATGTCTAAGTAGAGGATCTTACTTTCGTAATTCCAATTATTATCTTGGATATCTTTCAGAGTACCATTTTCATCTTCATACTTAAGAGCTGTGATGCCATCTTCTATAATGGGAAATTTAAGTTGAAATCTATCGAACCAACCTTCAACTTTTACGGTAGATCCCTGTCGTTTTAGCACAGGATATTCCAGATAGTTTTCTATCTCGGTAGTGGCTGAATCTATAAATAATTGTAACAATGCATCTTCATCATCAAAATCTATTTTAGAATTCGCTTTTGCCTGGGCAAGAGTGACTATACTTTCTGTTGCTTCTGGAGCACCGTATGTAAGACTGAAAGTGTTCATAAATTATTTAACTATTTCGCCATCTTTGTTTTTCACTAACTCGTCAGCCTGTTTTTCTTTTAAGACAACAGTCATCCCTTTATGTTGTGGAAGACCGTATTTTCCAGCTGCATTGTGACAAAGAATCTTCACCTTTACATCCTTTTGCTTTTCTGGCTTTTTAGATTTTGCTTTCTTAGCTTTAGACTTTTCTTGATCTGCAGCTTTTTTAGCTTCACCAGTAGATTGCTCGACTTTTACATCTTCATTTTTATTTTCTTCAGACATAACTTTTAAGTATTTAATATCATATTACTCTGAGCCTATAAGACCCAGAGCAACACAATAAATGATTATATAGTGATAAATTTGTTGGCAGAGAATGCATTTTCCTGAGCTATCTCTACACCTGCGTGAGAGTTAATTACCAATCTAATGGCATTACTCAAAGAAGCAGAATAAGGATCTTCCAGTAAAGACACTGCGCCCCATTCTCCAATAAACAATTTACTAAAGTCTCCGTAAATTAAGACTTGATTTCCGCTAAGTACTGGCATTAATGAAGTCGCACTTGCGTTATATCCATTAAGTTCATCTCTTCTGTCCATTACAAAACGACCAGATCCAGCATCTTTCTGTGTGCTCATGTAAGCAGCTCTTAATTGCGGAGACATTATATAACCTCTAGATACTTCTGTTGCATCATCGGCATCAATTAATCCCATAAGCTCAGTGACATGCTCCCATTTTGCAGCTTCCGCTTCTGTTACAGAAGAAAGGACTGTTCCAGCCTTGTTCAAAATTCCTTCTGGCTCGTTGCCAGATCCAGCTCCGTTGATTGCTGCAGCATTTAGAGAAGTCTCATAAGCTCGCAAAATCATTTGTCTTACAAGGCTTTCTACATCTGGACTAGACTGTTGAATAAGTCTTCTAGAAACATCTACTGCGCCACCCAAACGTTCTGGAGAAAGTTCTGGGCCAGTAAAGTTCTTATCTTGTGGAGTAATAGCAGCATTTTCTGCTAACCATTGCATGGTGTACTTTTGTCCAACAGGAAGGGGAATAGATCCTCCAGTTAAACCGCTTAATCTTGTAGCTCCAAGAGACTCCAAGAAAGTTGCTGGTTGAAAAGGCATTTGCACTCTTGGAGTTTGATCTACAACCAATTGACCTCCCTTTTCACCACTATCACCGGTGACAGATTGAGCCCGTAAAGCAGACATAGGGATGGTAAATCTTGCATTATCTGGAGTTTCTACTCCTGCAGCTCTATTGGCCTCGATTCCAATTTGATTAAGTTCTTTTTCTGCACCTTCCAAAATGCCTTTACTTCTAAAAGCTTTGGTAATGGATGCACGCTCTGTGATTTCACGCTTTTCAGCTTCTTCACCTTTTGGTTTAGCACCACCTTTGCGCTCACCTTTTTGGGCTGCAGCTCTTTTTTCGAAGTCTTCAATTTGTCTCTCTTCTGCAATGTCAGCATCTAGTGCCTCGATTTCAGTTTGGAGAGTTGCAAATTGGGTTCTTTGTTCATCGGTGAATTTTCCATCACCTTCTTTTCTGGCCTTGACCAGATCTTCTTGAGCTTTAGTTTTTGAAGCTCTCTCTTGTTGTAACTGTGCAATTTTAAGCATGGGTATTATTTTTATTGATTAATAATTGAGCTTCAAAAACATCAAATTCTGAAGTTCTTTTTTCTTCATCTGTATCATCCTCGGCAGAGTCTGCAGATGTATCTGGTGTAAATTCTTTTCGAATCTCATTTAGGTCATTTGTATTTCTAGCCAATGCATCTGGATTGGAGTTAAGAGCAACGATGGACCATTCCCTTAAGCGTTGCTGTGTGAAATACAAAACATCGGGATCTTCATTAAGATCTTCTAGTCCATATCTGCCATCTAAGATTTCAGCACTTATGGAAGCTCCACGAATTATTCTACTCTTAACTTTGTTAAAAATCTTTTCTGATAGAGGATTGTTTTCTGCATCTTCAAATCTTACACGCCCTATCACAAAACCATTTTCAATAAAAACCTCTGAAGTACCAATGACACTATCTGCATCCCTATGATTATGATTGTAACACACAATAGGATTTGTTTGGTAGCGATCAAGGAGCCATCCATCACTTTTGAAAACAGTATTATAAGTATCTACTGCTTCGCTAGAAATCACAAAAGTCAGCAGTTCTTTCTGCTTCATTGATACTATCTGCACGCACTTGTGCATTTCTTACTTGTATTTTA